ATCAGTCGTTCTTGATGGAGAGCAAAGAATTATTTTTGCATTTGGTACTTGTTGTTTCCATCTATCAATAATGATATTAAGGTTAGCTTTATATGTGGCTGTAGATATTTGTGTACAGTCATTCATTCCTAAACCAATAGTAACTAAGTCAGGTTCTAAATTTGTTACCCATGGTAAATTTGTAACCATTTTTGAAGATGTTGCGCCACCATAACCTTTATTGATTAAACGAACCGCATCATATTTAGTTCGTAAATAATCTCTAATTTGAGTAGCGTAAAATTCTGAGCCTTTTAATGGCGCTGGAGTTCCTGAAATTTTCTGCCATGTAATTGAATCACCTGTTGCTACAAATAAAATCCCTTTACGCATTTGAACTCACCTCAATTCCATACATTGAAGCATAAACTTTCCCCGCCGTTGTAGCTCCTCGCATCATTAACATACAATAACCTTGTTCTAAATACTTAAGTTCTCCTCGATATTGTCGTATGAACGGAGTGCCTGCTTTCAAGTACATCGGTTCATACCAAATACTATTCCCTCCATTACCGAAGTCTTGAAGGTTTGTAGTATGTTGAATCGTTACTATACAATCTACATCAGCAGTAATACTTATGTGTACTGGATACAATTCACAACCGGCAGAAGCATACATGGATATAGTTGTATCACTTCCAGTAGGTAAAGCATTGCCATTTGCAAATTGGCTTATTGGTCTGCCTTCTCGCCATAATCTAGCTTCAAAGCTTTCTTGTACCGATACAATTTCTTGACCAAACTTAGTTTGAAAAGGATTTTCTCGAAGATCATCATCAACTCGTTTAGTCGGTAAAAATTTATTAATAATTTGAGTAATATTAAATCCCATACTATAGCACCGTCCTTGTCACAGTTGAAAACTCACCGTTTACGTAATTTAACTTAGATACAACTGTTTTCGCGTTAAGAACTTCAGTTACGGTGTCTACGGTTCCATCTGTGTTATAAGTAATTGTAGAAGAAGCTTTAACTACTGAACCATCTTTTTCTTCAACTTTTGTTAATACACCGTTTGTATAAGTAGGGATAACCGAGTAATTATTAAGTGACGCTATGTCCGCCAACTGCGCAATAATCTTCGTAGTTGAAGCGTTCCCGAGTTTACTATTCGCCATTAGTAGCTCTCCCTTACGAATCCTCGAAACGATCCCGTAGCTACTACGTTAATTGAATAAAACGGATTAATTTCTTCGTCAAACGTCTCGCCTGGCTTTAATACAAACGTGATTGCTCCGGCAGTAAACGTTAAGTCTGCAGTACCATCGTTGATAACGACTAACTCTTCGCGTCGTCCTCTGAACACGTACGGAAAAGTGTCCGCTTGACTAAAAAATTCTTGCGCTACTCTCGCCATTTATATCGACTCCTTTATTATTAATTTCTTTCCGGAACTCTCACTGGACTAATTACGTGCTTGCAATTCGGATGGAATATTTCGCGATTCGGTAGATTTCCGTAATAAGGGTAATCGCCAGGCGCTTCTTCCGTAAGTTTAACGATTTTACCTTCCCAATTACGGCAAGCGTCTTTAGCACCATGACTCGAAATCTTTCCGTAGTATGCGTCTCTTCCGATAGATTCGTTAATCGTCGCATCATTCGTTGCACGCATCATTTTAGTACGCGTTACCATATCGACATAAACTTGCGGTTGCCATCTTCTTCCGGAACTATCTATAATCCCGGTATTAATTGAATCGCCGAGCTTCTTTCGCAATCCCTCAAGCGTCTGACGGTTCATCGTTTTTCTGCCGTTAATACCTTTCGAAAGGTTATCTCGCATAACTTCCGCTGTTACTTGCCTTACTGTCGCTCTTACGCGCTTATCTACGTTTTGAGTTACCGCGAGTAAGTCCGCTTGTGTATCGGCAACAACCGCTTTAACTAGTTCGGCGTTTACTCGATTAAACTTCGCTATCTTTAGCGCTTCGTCTACCGTTTCTACAACGCCTAGCGCCTCGATTGTTTCCGCGATACCATTTCGGACCGCTAACGGAATATTCTCCGCAACCCAATTCGCAGATTCTTCGTTTAACTCCTTCAAGATGTCCGCCACCGACTTCAAGGCAGCTAACGAATTAGCGCGCGATAAAGTCGAAATATCTAAACGGTCGAGTTCCGCGAGGATTTGCTCGACCGCCTTCTTATATTGTTTAACTAGCGCTTCGATTTGCGGTTCGTAGTTCGGCGTCATTATTGATCAGCCTCGCTAGTTTCTGCGTTAAATATCGAAGAATCTACGGTGCCGGTCGCTTTTATTTCGTCATCGTCAATACGTCCGATAATTTCCTTCGCCTTATCGTCGTCAACTTCTTCGAGCATCTTAACCGCGCCAAGCACGTCAATCGTCGGCTTACCGCCCGTTCTAATCTGCATAATTTCCGCGAACTCTTTCTCATCGCGAGGAATTCCGTCTTTCCATTGAATCTTCGGATAGACTGGCGTATATTTTTTAAATCCGGCAACTCCGTCCATTTGGCGATTTTCTACTTCCATCGCTAGCCATAGCGCATCACGAACGGCTTTATCGACATGAGTACGGATTCTTTTTACTTTGCTCAATATCGGCATGAAGCGCGCTTTAATCGCTCCGCTATCGGTATGCGACGTCCCAGTGCCTCCGCCGTTATCTGCGAGTGTTGTTCCGAATAACCATTGCGGAGTTTCCGATATTTGGAATACTAACCCAACAAGGTAATCAAGCTCCTTAAACGCTGCGTCTAGTTGAGCATTCCACGTCATGTAACCCGGAATTACGTCTTCTTTTTGTACACCGATATATTTACCGCCCATTCGCAAACGTTCGTCTCCTTCATCAATTGGAGGTCCGTAAGCCGTTGGATCTGCGTGTTTCCATAAGATATAATCTACTTGTGTTACTCTGTCTGCTATTGCGGAAAGTAACCCTTCGATTTTCTCGATTCCACTAATACCTTCCCACGTTTCGTCTGTTGATTTATACGGTATATGTCGTACTAATAAATGCGGTACACCCGTTTCTACTAGGTCATTGTCACGTCCTGTTTGTACCTTTTCCTCGATATAATAGTACGTTATAGGTACTCCGTAACGAACATCTACGCTGCCTTCACGTTGTTTTAAAAGATAGCGTTCATATAAAATGAATCCGGGAAAATGTCTTTCTACGTTTAAATACGGAACTTCCGTTTTAGCCGTTTCTACCCATTCGACCCACGCGATAGATATTTCTTTAAAGTCCTTCGCTCGGCCTTGCGATAATCTCGGAAATACGTAGCTCGGATTTACCGACTCGATGATCGGAAGCATCTCCGCACCTTCCGGAATTCCTACTCCCAATTCCGCTAATCCGCTAAAGTCTTGCTTGTAGTCGAAACGTACTTTAAGGAATCCGTCTCCGCGATAGCCATTTCCGACTGTGTTTTCGTGAATCAACTGATTTAAGTCGTTCTCTTCTACGATGCGATTAAGTCGTTTCTGCTCTTCGCTATCGTCACCTTTTCCGCTTTCGTATATCGGAGGCTCTCCGACAAGTAAATCGGCTGGCTTCGTTACTAAGATATCCGCTAACGCTACCGCAATATGAAGCTTTTGCAACTGTGCAGCGTGTGGCGTGTCTTTAAGGAGCTCGACCGCTCGTTCATATACTTCTTGCTGACGATTTTCGAACACTTTTCGTCCGCGTAAATGCTTCGCTAGTCGTTCGCGATGCTCTACTGGCGGAAATTGATCGTCTGGTTTAAATAATCCCATTTACCGGTACCTCCTTTCGTTTATTACATCCATGACGGTTTATTTTGAATTTCTCTGCGTACATTTTTCGATACAGATACGGAAATTTCCGTCGCGTCCAAAAGATCGTCGTGACTGCCGCTTCCGTATTTCTCGAATTGTTCTAATAAAAGCGCGTGTTTTCTACTAAACTGAAGCTTACCGTTCTCAATATCGGGCAACATCGCTTCAATACGTAACTCTTTGCGTGATCGTTGATATATTTTCTTAACGCGACTATGCGATGGATATCCGGCATAACGCAATTCTTCTTTTAATTTGTCTACGAAGAACTCCTGGGCTGCTTGCGCCTCTGCTCCGATAACTGACGGCTGATATTCGATAACTTTTTCGACGATTTTCTTTAAAAATACGTCAGGATGAACACGCTCGCCATACGAATCAATAACGTAGCATGCTTTCGATATCTTATTGCGTGCGACTACGGTAAACGCCGAATAATCTCCGCGTTCTTTACCCATTGCGAAGTCAATTCCCATCGAAATGTCGTATTCGGAATGCGGAAATGTTCTTGCCGGGTCATTATCGTCCCAATACGTGAACTTTTCGGGGTTGAAGACCATACTCTCCTCGTCAATCGGATTGTTCATGTATTCCGTATTAAAGGCCTTCGAGCCGTTATCCCATTTCCACGCCATTAATTTAAATAACGGCTGAACTGACGGCCATAATACCTCGGCGCCTTCGTCCATTTCCGCTTTGTGCGCAACGTAAAAAAGCTCCGCCGTTTTGGCAGAACTTGGATCGTCTCTATTCGTATATAATTTGCGGCATTCTTCCCAAAGGTCATCGCGTACTGGCGGTTTTATTATCGCCTGGTAACGCCTAGTTTCGAAGTCTGCACGGTGTTTCATTACGTTAATCAATAAAGAGTCGTGATGGACCGTCGTTCCCATGAATACAATCGCCGTTTTCTTTCCTTCGGGATCGCCGAGAGGGACGACAACTTGACGGAACCACGATTTTAAGTCCTCGCGTAGCTCTTCCGTATTATTATTCTTTTCGGAATCGACGTCATCGCAGATAATTAAATCCGGACGTTGGCCATTCCAGTTCCTACCACGTAAAGCCTGACCGCTTGACGCCGCTTGGACTAACGTTAGCAATTTCTGCTTGCCTTCGCCGAGGTCTTCCCATGCGATAAACTCCGATTGATTATCTTTTGGATTCATCTGCTGCTTTGCGGAAAGTAATCTGCCAAAATCTCGCGATAGCTTTTCGTTTCCCGTTAGCTGAATCTTAAGCCAGTCGAGATTGGCTGACGCAACCGACGGTGTTTCCGAAATAAGCATGATATACTTGCGCTTTCGATAAACGAGTTCGTGAATCGGAAATGCTTTCGATAAGAACGACGATTTAGCGTGCGAACGAGGCGCCGCAACGACTACGCGCTTGTTTAGTTCTTCGTTCGATACTACGTTCATAATACCGCAGATTTCGTGGTGGAAATCCGGAGCGAACTCCGTTATTGTATCGAAATCCTTAGCGCCAAACTGCGGAATCCAGTTACCGGAATTGTCCGGGTTAGCGTCCTCGCCGAAATAGTAATAAGCGAAGAACAGCAAATCTGTTTCCCCGCGATGGATTGCGCATAGTCTGTCGTATTCTTTTATGTAGGCGGATAAGTCGCGCTTTTCCTCCGCTGACAGTTCGTTTCTCTTCCTTACGCGAGGGACAATATACGCGCGTAGCTTATCGATGACTTGTTGGCGTGATTTGTAATCGTGCCATTTCCCGTTAATTAGCGCCATGATATCGCCCTCCCTTCGTAAATTATTTCGTCTTTTTATCTAATAATAAATCAAGTAATTCGTCTTCGGATAATTCTTTTAAAGTAGTCGGACCGATTCCGAATTTCTCATAGGTCGCGTGTATTAATTTCGGTTTTATATCCGAAAATTTTAAATACTCCGCTACAGGTATAATGTGGTCGCCTTTATGGAGTACTGCGGATTCTAATTCGCGAATTGCCTTCGCAGCTTCTTTCGCTTCTCTTTGTACCGCCTTAAGACCGGTTAAAGCTTCGGATACGTCTACGTCAATTTTTATCGATATCT